GCTATTATACCTAGTAATAACCATATAATTATAGATAAAATGTACATATTATTGTAAAATTACATTGCCAATATTAAATCTAAGTCTTTTGTTATTTGTTAAAGCATCAACAAATTGTTTTTGAAAAGTTCTCAAAGAATGTTTGAAACTTAATGAATTAAATTTTTGAAATTCTTTATAATCTCTTTTGGCTACTTTTCTTTCATTTTTAGTGAAATGAAGTTCTTTTTCTGTTGTAATTGATTCATTTGTTTCAGAATCAATAGTGTACGATATAGCTCTTTTATCCCAAGCTGTATCTTCAAATAATTTATGAAGTTGAGCTTCTGTTTTTTGACGACCTTTTTCATCAACAAAAGCTTGTTTGTTAATAGGTTGTGCAATTTTAGCACCATTTGCTAATGTGTACGTTACTGTTGTAAATTTTTCTGTGTTCATAATTTTAATATTTAGTTGTTTTTAATTTATTTAATTTAATTTTTAATAATAAATAGGTTATATTCGAATACAAATATAATTAAATTTCTACGGCAGTATAGTCAAATAACTATTTTAATTTTATAAAATAACATTGTAGGTTGTCAATCTACATTTCCCCAATTATAAGTTTTATTCTTATATAAACTGAAATGAACTCAAATTTACTGCTTATAATTGTTACTCCTACTAGAAAGGGTGCTAGACATTTGCACTAAATGTTATTTATTCACAGTTTACACGGACTGTATTGTGGAGATGGGCGGATTCGAACCGCCGTGTTCCTTGCATTCGTTATATAATTTTATACAGCTTATTGTAAAATTTAATCTTTAATGTCCTTTAAAAACTACTAAATGTGGACTTTTAATTTACTTCCTATTACTTTATGAACTGGTAAATTAACAGAATCCTCATAACCGTCGATAGGATACGTGTGATTGTATTACTACAATCGTTTTAAACTATGCTGCCAATTCTAATTCATTATAAATGATATCATTAGATTTAACTTTAGTTCCACCGTTTAAGATGTTATGAACTACTTGCATATTTGCTGATACTTGATCTTTGCCGTTTAAAAATATTCACCTTAGTTTACAGTTATCTCTCTGGCTGAATTATATAATTATTAACAATGAGTCAATTCCAGTCATCCCCTTATTTATTTTATTATAAAAACCACTAGAACTAATTATTAATTCCAGTGGTTAGTTTTGTAGCAAACTAAAACTTATTATATGCTACTCTTCTTCAAAGACTTTTGTCTATGTCAGTGTTTATTTTGTTTTAATTTGAATATTTAATATATAATATTATTGATGTCATAATAATAATGACACAAAATATTGTTGTACTAAATATTAAATTAGGATGTTTAGAATGATTTTGTGAAAGAATATATCTTTCTATTTTATTTCTATTCATATTCTTTTAATAGATTTTGTGTTATTAAAAATGATAATGTTGATATTAATCCCCCACCAAAACAGTAGAAAAATATGTCTTGAGTATAAGTTGTAAATATTATATATAAACCTAATAATAGAAATAATATCCCCATAATTCCAAATGCTAATGATAATGTTTTCATAGTTTGTTATTTATTTTTTAATCCTGTTGTTATACAATGTATTAAATTAACAACTGTTAATAATAATAATATATTGTATATTATGGGTAAATTTTCAGTATTATTAATTGTTCCCCAAAACATCATTGATAAAAATAATATTACTGATGTTATAAACCATATTTCCCATTTAGTTTGCTGTGGATCATTTGAATATGTTGACATAATTTAGTTAATTTAGTTAATGAAAAATAGAGGTGACATTGTGATCACCTCTATGTACTTATATAATATTTATAACGATCGATATTTATATTATATAATCTGTATTTTCATTACACTGAAAACATCTAAAAACAATGTACAATTATTTTAAGTTTCCCAATTGTAAAATGGATACGATTAATTTTAAGTCATCATCAGGACTACAATATTTTAATGTGATATTATTGAAATGTCCACATTGGTTGTCGTTTACCATATAACTTTAAAGATATATAGGTAATAAATTTGTCTGAGTTTTTCATAATTTGTTTTATTTAGTTAGTAATTAATATAAATTTGTAATAAATTGTGTGTGAATATATGTAGAATAACTCAATTGAGTTGGTTATATTATTGATGTAAAAGCTATAAGTATAAAAATAATAGGCTTGGTTACCCTATTTGACCGTGTACCAGGTTGAAGGTGTTGATGTAATACAACATGTTTATTAACAACGTAACAATAGTTATCTCAACGTTTAAAGTGTCGTACGTCACTCCTTTACTATTTTATTCCGACTTTACGGATAACTGTATCATTGGTAAAAGTTGCAACTTTACAATCAGTATTTGAGAGTTCACATCTGTACTCACAACAATAATACTAAATCTTTAATCCTTTATTTCTAAATATTCCATTTAATATTTATACCTTAATATATAGGTGTAATTTATTGTAATAGTCACCAATTAAAGTTTTAGCAATTATAAGTGTATGTCAGATACAAAAGTACAACATAATATTAACTAAAACTTAATTGACAACATTAACCTATTATAACTTATTATATGATTTACTTGGGTCTTTCAAAGGTTTAGACAATTTATTATAATCATCACACATAATAAGTTATTATAGAGTCAAAAAAATATAAGGACCCCGAAGAGCCCCTATAGATTATGCTTCAACCGCAATAGGTTTAGCTGTTTCAACAACAGTATCGAAGTCAAGACCAAAGTCTTCTTCAGTTGCATTGTTACCACCAGCAATAAGATGTGAAGTTCTGATATACATCTTACCGTCGTCACCTTTAGAGACAGTTGATAAGAATGTATCACCAATCTTCATACCATGATTGAATGATTTAGCAAAGATTTGTGTAGTAACACCTTTCTTCTCTTCACCATTAGCGTTGATGAAATCAACAGAACCAAGATAATACATATTCTCTACACCAGAGGCATTGGTAAACTTTTGTGGAGAATTGGTATTAATTGACACTAGAGTTGCAGGAAAGTTGAACTCTGTTTTACCTGTAACAGGATTTACGATTGCTTTGAAATTTGACATAACGATTATAGTTTTTAAATTAGATTGGGGGAACATCCCCAAAATTTGAAAAGAGTGGGGGTGACTTCTTAGGTTATTTACCATTCACGACCAATATATTTTTTTTGAAAAATTTTAAAAAAAGTTTAAAAAAAATTTGGAATTGATAAAATAATTCCGTATATTTGTATAAATAATAAATTTATGAGAAAAACAACTATCAATATTCCAATTTATCAATGTAAATTAACTATAATCCTAGATAAAGATTTATCATATATAACTAAAAAGTATAAAACTATTGATTTATCAGATTATGGTGCAGTAACTATGAGAATTCCAAATAAACATAGTGAATACATTATATCATTTGAATATAGTGAAGGTTCTATTATTGCACACGAAATAACTCATCTAGTTAATTACATATTTGAAGATAGAGGTATTAAATTAGATATTAAAAATGATGAACCTCAAGCTTATTTAACAGGTTGGTTATTTAAAGAAATAGATAAGTTCTTAAATAAATGATGTAAACGCTATAGGTGAGTAACAATTTATGTAAAATAAATCACTTTTTATTAGGATTTTAAATAAAAGTTTCGTATCTTTGTAACTCAGTAAAATAATTACGCAACTTATATAGGTGGTTGTTGCTATTTCACAGTATATTAATATACAATCCAGGGCAAAAGAGGATATGTGAGTAGATAACGGGTTTTAAGGGTATGACGACTTCAACAAACTATATAAGCCAAGGTGTTTCTCAGAAAGCAAATTCTGGGGAAACCCTTTTGTGTTTAATTGTTAACTAATTATTTAAATAAACTTATAATAATATTATAGTTATAGGAAACTTATATTTAGACCTTTCACAACAGTGTTAGGTCTTTTTTTTGCACTAATTTGAACTATTTTATACTTTTTATTAAAATAATTGATAAAAAGCTTGCATATGTCAAAATAATGTTGTATCTTTGCATAAGAATTAAAATAATAGATAATGAAAGAAGATAATACACAATATTTTAATGACGAATGGAATAATATGAAACCTTCAGATTTTATTGAAAAATATACTAAGATATTAGATAAAGAAGGTGTTCCTCAAAATATAGTTTTAAGAGAGGGAGAGAAGGAATTTATAAATAATTATTATAAAAATAAAGATGTTAATAAATAACTTTCAACAATTAGAATGTAGATGTAATCTACCAAGACCAAATAGTTTTACAGGTAATTGTACAATATGTAATAAAATAATTAAACCAATAGTAGACAAAGATGCTGATAAATATACAAAATAAAGTTACAGAAATAGAAAATCATATTATAGATAATCAAAAAGATATTTTTAATATGTATAATCATTATACTAAAAAATGGAGAGGTTCTAGAATAAATGATCTAAACGTTGGTTTATTCTTAGGAGATGGTAATATACCAACAGTTCAAATTTTTGCTAGAAACAAGACAGGTTACATTAAGAAACATATATTGTTTAATAAAACTGGAGATACAATTATAGATACTAAAATTTTAAATACTACTTTTTAATGAAAAACGGAGAACTTATAGATTTAAGAACTGAAGAAGAAATTAATACTGAAAATAAAATGTTTAGAAATAAAATTAACAACCCTAAAGAATTAGAATATTGGAGAAATATATTTCCAACTAAAACTGATAATGAATTAGAAGAATATAGAACTAAGTGGAGTAAAGAGAATCCTAAATATTTAAAATTTAAAAATTTATAATAATGCATACATTCAGTAAAAACGGAATAAGAAAGAAAAATGTTTTAGATAAACTTAATACTAAAAAACAAGTTAAAACATTTTATACTAAGTTAAAACAGATTAATGAATTATCTGATTATCTTAAAACATTAGAAGAACCTGTTACAGAAAATAACATTGATTCTATTGTACCAGAGTTAATTGGTAGAGATTTAGATTCAATGGAAAAGAATTTAATATTAAATCGACTAAGTAATGAGTAAGGAAATAACACTAAATAATATCTATAACTTCATAGAAGGTAATATTAGATTAAGAACTAAGACTCTTCAACCTACACATATTAAAGAACAGATTGCACATAGGTTATTAAAATGTTCTAATGATTGTGCTAAGAAAGGAGAATGTATTATATGTGGTTGTGATTTTCCAGATAGAGCATATTCTACAGAATCTTGTAACACCGAACGTTTTCCTAATTTTTTATCAAAAATAGATTGGGAATTATATAAAATAGATAATAAAATTGAATAAATGCAGAAAGAATATACAATATACGAAAAAGATTTAAAGAAAGCTTTAGATCAATTAGATACCTTTCAAACTAAAATGGAATTGTTTACAGGTAAATATCCTAGATTTAGTTATACTGTAAATGTTAATAAACAAAAAGATGGATGGTTAATACTATTAAATATTAAAACTAAAGATGAGCAAAGAAATACTCAAACAGCTCAACAAACTGTATAAGCATGTTGAGTATTATAATACATACACTCCGTTCCCTTTTTATGATACGGAGTGGCAACAAAATATAAAGAATTATATAAATGAAATTAAAATGGAAAAGAAAGATTACGATAAAGAACCAGTCTTTGCTTGCAAACATTGTAGTACATTAGTTGTACCTAATCAATATGAAGTAGATGATGATGGTAATGAAATATGTGGTAGATGTGGAAGTGTAAACGATGTGAAAGAATATAAAAATATATTTGAATATAATAAAGAACAGAAGATTAAACCTAAATATTAATTATGGAGAACGTTAAAGAAGCAAATATAAATGTAAAAATTAAGAATTTCTTCTTTAGATATATTGAGTTTTTAAAACCTTTTCATAAACTTCAGAAACAACATTATACAGTGGTTGCTTTATTATTATATTATCATTATCAATTCTCTAAAGAGATTACTAATAATAAAATATTATGGAAAACAGTATTTGATTATGATACTAAAATTCTAATCACAGATGAACTAGGTATTACAACACAAGGATTAGAGAATATATATACTAAACTTAGAAAGTCTAAAGTTATAATTGATAATGAAATATCATCTGTATATATTCCTCAAATGAATAAGAAGAATAAAGTGTTTACTATTAATATTAATTTTAACATTATAGATGGATAAATATTATACACCAGAAATAGAAGAATTTTATGTTGGGTTTGAATACGAAACTTCTTATCTACAAGATTATGATACTTGGAAAAAAGAAGTTTTAGAAAAAGATGATGTAGGATATTTTCATTCTATTTATTTTGGAGATGCTGTTTCTACTGAATTTAGAGTTAAATATTTAGATAAAGAAGATATTGAAAGTTTAGGTTGGTTTCATAAATATGATGATTTTTCATTTGGAGAATTTATTAAATCTAAAAACGAAGAAGTTGATTATCATTTAACTTTTGATTACGACAATAAAAGTTTAATTGTAGGATTGTATAATAGTGAAGATACTGAATTTTATGATAATATATTTATAGGAAATATTAAAAATAAATCTGAACTTAAAAAACTTTTAAAACAATTACAAATTGGATAAAATTCAAGAGAAGAAAGTAAATGATATTATTCATACAATAGGTTTAAATAATAACCTTAGAGATTGTGAAGTAAAAGAAATAGTTGAATCACAGTTTAGGTTTATGTATGAGGAGATTAAGAAAATGTCATTAGATACAATGACTGCGGAAGAAATTGATAATTGTAAAACAAACTTCTTTTTTAAATACTTAGGAAAAGTATATACATCAGGAGAAATAGTAGATAAACATAAATATAGAATACAAAAAAGCAAAGAAGAAAAGGATGAGAGAGAACGTAACCGCATATGATGCAGTAGAGATTAGTAAAGAGTGGTTAGAACAACCAATGTTTAATAAAGTAGTGATTACTTTAAATACAGAGAATACATTAGATAGTTTAGATTTATCTGATAATGCAATGAGTCAGTTTCAATACGTTATTGCTAAAGGTTCAAATGTAATAAGTGTTGAAGTGGGAGACAAAGTTAGACTTAGTTTAGATAAGATGACAAGTAAGAAAGTTAATCCCAATAATACACATGAGGATATTACAACAATTGAATTAGATCCTATTGAATTTGATGGTAAAATATTTGCAATTATTGAAGATAGATTAATTAAAACTAGATTTACAAATTCTAAAGAACTACAAACAAACGAATAAATTATAATTAAATATGGACAAAAAACAAGGATTAGGTATTATTGAACAAGCTTTACAAATAGCAAATAGTAAAGGTGCTTTTAAATTAGAAGAATCTTCTACAATTTTTACAGCATTAACTGTAGTTAAAAATACCTTACAAGAATCTGTAGAATCTGTAGAATCTGTAGAAGTTAAAGAAGAACTACCAAAAGTTAAAACTAAGTAATTAAACTATAACCCAACCTGAGAAATCTAGTTGGGTTTTATAGGTATAAAACAAAATTAAAAATATGAATGGATTTTTGTTAAAAGATGGTGTTCTAACTGTAGAAGATCAGTTATGGGGATTGGAACCCTTTAAAAAAATATTAAAGCGCGATAAGAGTCGTAATAAAGATTTAGCATTAAAAGAGATGTTATTTATATATTACTATACAGATATTAAATCTGATTATCTAATTATAGATATTAAATTTAGAACTGAAGAAATCATAAAAGATTTACAACTTTCTGATAATTGGAAAATAGATTCTGTAATGCAAGATGCAATTAATTTCTATGAAGAAAGAAGTTTAACTGTTATTGGTAAATTGTATAAAAATGCTTTATTAGCTGCTAATGATATATCAGAATATCTAACTAAGACTAAAGAGTTATTAGAAGAACGTGATGATAGAAACAAACCAGTGACTACTCTAACAACTATTGTAGGTGGTATTAGTAAGATTAAAGTTGTAATGCAGGATTTAAAAGCTGCAGAAAAAGAATTGATTAAAGAGAAAGTAGAAACTGAAGGGCGTATGAAAGGTCAACAACAAATGGGTATGTTTGAATCTGGCTTACAAATAAATTAATTATGGAAAATTGGCAAAAATGTCCATTATGTAATGGAACAGGAAAAGATGTTGTAACTAAAATAAATGAAACCTCATCTATATGTACAGTATGTAATGGTAAAAAAATAATATCAATGTTAACTGGTAAACCACCAAAATAATATGGAAGAATTACACTTTGGAAAAGAAGCAAGAGATAAAATTATAGAAGGGATTAATGATTTAAATAAAGCAGTTAGTTCAACAATGGGGCCAAATGGAGCTACTGTTATAATACCTAATAAAAATAAATATGGTGAATATATTATAACTAAAGATGGTGTTTCTGTTGCAGAACAAATTATATTTAAAGATCCATTAAAAAATATTGGTGCAAACTTAATTAAACAGGTTGCTAGAAAGACTGTAGAAGATGCTGGAGATGGTACAACTACTAGTATAGTATTAGCTACAGCATTTGTTAACAATCTAAAAGATTTCAAATCTATAGATATTAACAAAGCTTTTAATGAAATTATACCAAAAGTCATTGAACAATTAAAACTTAATTCACGAGAATTAAAACATGAAGATATTAAACACGTTGCTAGCATATCTGCTAATAATGATTTACAGATTGGTGAACTTATTCAACAAGCTTATAACCATTCTGATATAGTTAAAATTGAAGAGAGTTCTAATATAGAAGATATATTAGATACACTACCAGGAATGTCACTTCCAGTAAGTTACTTTTCTAAACATTTTATTACAAACCAATCTAAAGGAACTTGCGAATTTACAAATGTTAATACTTTAGTTATTGATAGTAAGTTAGAAAAGTTAGAAAACTTTAGATCTATACTAGAATTAACACAGCAACCTAATAGTTCATTATTAATAATTGTTGAGGATATTCACGAACAAGCTCTTAGAAAGCTTGAAACTTTTGTTCTATCACAATCATTACCGATATGTGTTATTAAGTCACCAGGCTTCTCTAAACACCGTAAAGATTTATTACAAGACTTATGTTACTTTACAGGAAGTACATTAATTACAGATATATCTAAATTTTATAATACAGATGTTCTTGGTAAATTACAATCTTGTAAAATATCTAAAAATAATAGTATATTAGTTAAAGATGATTCTATAGATGTTTCTGATAAATTAGAAAACCTAATTGAATTATCTAAAAATATAGAATTAGCTGAACACGATAAAGATTTAATTAAACAACGTATTGAATACCTTAAAGGTAAAATATCTATTATTAAAGTTGGTGGTAAATCAGAACTAGAAATGAAAGAACGTTTTGATAGATATGATGATGCTGTTAAAGCGGTGGCTTGTGCATTAGAAGAAGGGATTGTTGAAGGTGGTGGTATTGCATTAGCTAATATAGCTTTAAATATAACAGATACAAAAGATATAATTTTTAAAATAACAGATGCTTTATGTTCTCCAAATAATACAATTATAAATAATGGTTCTGAAATAAATAATAATAATATGTTTGAACAGAATATTATAGACCCATTAAAAGTAACTAGATGTGCATTAGAAAATGCAGTATCAGTTGCTAAAGTTATACTAAGCACCGAAGCTGTAGTTTTAAATTCTGAAGAATGGATGAAATAAAATCCCTTTATAAAATGAATAAATTCCAAACTCCTTTAACTGAGGAAATTAAAAACTCAGTTCCAAGGGAGGTTTGGTTAGAATTGATAGATATTATAAGTTCAATTACTTTTATTAAAAATTTAATTAACACAGAAGATATTAGAGGTTATGCTAAAGACAAACCTAAATCTAAAGATTATGAAGATGGTAGAATAGAAGTTGATTTAACTAATCCTCACATATTAGAGGATATGGATTTCTTTAGAGAGAAAGCTTTATTTTTTGAAAAACACGGTAAATATACACATCTTACACCTAATCCAAATCCTAAATCAGAATATGGAATGTTTTGGAAACAAGAATTATATAGATGGAAATACGGATTAGTTAGAGAATCAGATGGTGAATGGATTCCTGGAGAATTATATTTCTATTGGAATTATTCTCCAATTTGGTTAGTGGAACAAGCTGGTACACAATCTGATGGTGCTAAATCACAAGGTGAACGTGTACGTAAGTTTGCTAAACCTTGGTTAGGGGATTACCTATTTCACCATTATGTTGAACAATGTAAACGTAGAGGTAAACATGGTAAGATGCTTAAATGTCGTGGTGTAGGTGCGTCCTTTAAGGCTGCATCTTGGAGTCCACGTAACATTTATGTATATCCAGGTTCTGGTAATCCTAATTTTCATTTAGCATCTGATAAAGGATTCTTATCTGGAGATAAGGGTATATGGGGTAAAATTGTAGATTGTTTAGATTGGATTGCAGAAACAACACCTCTTGAGAGGATGAGAGTTGTAGATAGAGCTGGTAGTACATTAGAAATACAATTAGGATTTAAAGATGAATATGGTGTACGTAAAGGTAACTTAGCTTCTGTGCATGGTATATCATTAAAAGATAACCCAGATAAAGCTAGGGGTATTAGGGGGCCTTTAATTCATTATGAAGAAGATGGTCTTTTCAATAATCTTGAAAAAGCTTGGAACGTAAATAGAAAAGCTGTTGAAGATGGTAATACCACATTTGGATTTATGATCGCTATGGGTACAGGAGGAGTCGAAGGTGGTTCATTTGAAGGTTCTGAAAAACTATTTTATAGTCCCGGAGCATATAATGTTTATGGTATTCCAAATGTATTTGATAAAAACGCAAATGGTGATACTTTATGTGGTTTCTTTTGGGGAGCTTATATGAATCGTAAAAACTGTTATAATGAAGAAATAGGAGAACCTGATATTATTAAAGCTTTAATTGAAATATTATTAGATAGACATTTAGTTAAATATAGTTCTACAGATCCATCTGCAATTACTCAAAAGAAAGCTGAGGAATGTGTTACTCCACAGGATGCAATTATGCGTACCGAAGGTACAGTATTTCCTGTATCAGATCTTAAGGATTATTTAGAAACCATAATGGTTAGGAAAGAATCATTTTTAGCTGAACATTATGTTGGAGAATTAGTTAGAACAGGTGATGGTAAACTTAAATGGAGATTAAATAATGATAAATTTCCATTACGAAGTTATGATAAAGATAATGCTAATCGTGAAGGTTGTTTAGAAATATTTGAAATGCCTTCAGAAAATGCGAATGGTGAAATAGCACATGGTAGATATATTGCAGGAATTGACCCTATTGATGCTGATTCAGGAACCTCTTTATTCTCAATTCAAGTAATGGATTTATTTACAGATAGAATTGTTGCAGAGTTTTCAGGTAGACCTAGATTAGCAGAAGAAGCTTATGAAATATCACTAAGATTGTTAGAATTTTATAATGCTATTGCTAATTATGAAAAAAACTTAAAAGGTTTATTTAGTTATTTTGATAAAAAGAATGCGTTATTTAGGTTATGTGATACCCCTCAAATTCTTAAAGACATGCAAATGACTAAAGATATGGGGTATGGTAATACATCTAAAGGTACAATGGCTAACGCTGAAGTAAATAAGTGGGGTAGAAAGTTGCAAGCTGATTGGATGAATACTTCTTTAGAAGATGAAGAAAATCCTGGTAAATTAAAACTACATACATTAAGAGGTTTGGCATATATTGAAGAATGTATTAAATGGAATTCTGATGGTAACTTTGATAGAGTGTCAGCAGGTGGTATGTTATTTATACTTAGAGAAGATAGATATAAAAGAACACAATCTGCAATAGCTAATAAAGATAAACAAGTTGAAACGTTAGCAAATGATAAATTTTTTAATAGAAATTTTAATAAACCAAACGCTATGAACGGAAAACAAATACACTATTAATATATAATAAATTATTTTGAATTAGAATTAAAATGTTGTATATTGTAAAGTTAAATAAATTTAAATAAATGGAAGGACGTAATTTAAGAATGCAACAACCTCGACAAAGGTTACCATATAATAAAAAAGATAAAGATTGGAGAAAAGATAATATTGATTTTTCAGATAAATATTCTTTTTATCACGATGATGGCGTAAGGCGTACATTTAAAAATAAAATTATTAATTATAATCTTTATAATGGTATTTTAGATATGCAGGATTTAACAGAAGTTGTTAACCCTCATCATTTAGAAGCTAGTTATGTACCTCAACAAATACCTCATATTCCAATTATTGTACCTAAGATTGATTTATTAGTTGGTGAGGAAATTAAACGTAGATTTGATTGGTCTGTTATTGTAACTAATCCTGATGCAATTACTAAGAAAGAGGATGATAAGAAGAAATTTTTATTTGAAAAACTTAGTAAAATGTTAGAAGAAAACTATCAAGAGGATGAATTAAAACAAAAAATGGATGAGTTAGGTAAATATATGAAATATACTTGGCAAGATCTTCGTGAAAAAATGGCTAATCAAATTCTTAGACATTATTGGCAAGAGTTAAAATTTGCTGAAAAGTTTACAGATGGTTTTAAAGATGCTTTACTTGTTGCAGAAGAAATATATTTAGTTGATATATCTCACGGAGAACCTACTTTTGATAAATTAAACCCATTAAAAGTTCATGCTATTAGAACTGGTAATTCCAATAGATTTGAAGATGCTGATATTATTATAATGGAAGATCATAAATCACCTAATCAATTAGTAGATGAATATTATGATGAACTTAAACCTGAAGAAATTGATTATTTATTAGAATATTCTACAAGATCAGGTAAAGGTACATATTCTGACGATCAAGATAATCATACATTATTTAGAGATAGAACAGACTCTGCAGGATTATTTGAAAGTATGACTCAAATGGCTGAATTAAATGGTCATTATTTTAATACTAATTATACTGATGAAAATGGTAATATTAGAGAATTAAAAGTTAGATGGAAATCATTACGTAAAATTAAAAAGATTAAATTCTATGATGAATATGGTGAGGAGCAATTTAGATTTGAATCTGAAGAATATAAAACAGATAAAAATTTAGGTGAAGAATCAACAGACTTTTGGGTATCTGAAGGTTGGGAAGGTGTTAAATTAGGTAAAGATATTTATCTTAAAATGAGACCTTTACAAGTTCAATATATTAAAGCTAATAATCCATCTAAAGGTCATCTAGGTATAATTGGACAAGTATATAATACCAATCAAGGTAAAGCTGTATCTTTAGTAGATAGAGCTAAAAATTTCCAATATATGTATGATGTAATGTTTGATAGACTTAATAAAGCTATATCTACAAATTATGGTAAGATATTAGAACTTGATTTAGCTAAAGTACCAGCTAACTGGGAAATTGAAAAATGGATGCACTTTGCAGTAGTAAATAAGATTGCAGTAGTAGATTCATTTAAAGAAGGTCAACATGGTCATTCTACGGGCAAACTTGCTGGTAATATGAATACAGTTGGTGGTAGAGCTATTGATATGGAAACTGGTGCTTATATACAACAACATATACAATTACTTGAATTCATTAAAATGGAAATGGGTGAACTTTGCGGTGTATCAAGACAACGTGAAGGTCAAATTTCTAATAGAGAAACTGTAGGAGGTGTAGAACGGTCTGTAAATCAATCAAGTCATATTACTGAATATTGGTATATGCAACATGAAGCTGTTAAAATTAGAGTGTTGGAAGCATTTTTAGAAACAGCTAAAATTGCATTAAAAGATGTTGAGAATAAAAAAGTACAATATATCTTAGATGATCAAACTATTGAGATTCTTAATATGGAAGGTGAAACTTTTGCTGAATCTGATTATGGGTTATTAGTATCTAATACACCTAAAATTATAGAACTTGAACAAGCTATTAAACAGTATGCTCAAGCATTTATTCAGAATGGTGGTTCAATGACTACAATTATGGATATTTACTTTAGTCCATCATTAATGGATATGAGACGTAAGTTAGAAATTGCTGAAGAACAAATGCAACAAAATCAATCTCAACAAGCACAAGAAGCTAATAAAACTCAACAAGAAGCTAATGCTGCTATGGTTGATTTAGAAAATAGAAAACTTGAACTTGAAGATTTAAAAAATCAAAGAGATAATGAAACTAAAGTTTATATTGCAGAATTAGGACAAGATAATGATAAAAATGGGATTGTTGATGATGGTATTGGAGATCCTTTAGCTCAAGAAAAATTTCAATTTGATATAAGTAAAGCTAGAAGTGATTATAATCTTAAATTAAAATCTTTAGAACAAGATATGATTAAACATAATGATGATGTAGAATTAAAGAAAGAATCAAATCAAATTTCTAGAATTAAAAAGAAATCAACAACATAAACGCTATGGGCGA